TCCCTTATTCATATAATTTAGGAAAGCGGTTACATTGACTTTATATTTATCAAAGTCAACGCCAGATGCTGCTATTTTTTTAAAGATTAAAGTTGCTTTAGACTCATAATACAAATATTCGTTCATACTTTCACCTCTCTTAGTTTATATATACTATTTGAAATTTTTGAGTAGCCATCCAAATACCTTATCTATCAACTTCCCAGCATTTAAAAGTTCTGTTGTTGAATAAGATACAAAGGTTTGTTGTGCAGGGGTTACTTCCTTAGAAAACTTTCCACCAGAGATAACTCCAGTATCCCTACGAACAATCATTTCTTTAGAATAATCTCTAAGATTATCTAGGAATTTAGTATTTCCTATAAGACTTATCTCAGTATCTATATTTAATTTTTTAATAAAGTTATTATAGACAGTACTATCTTTCAATTTATCCAAGACATAGAAGCTATAGAACATATCTTGGTCTTTATCAGTTCCCCTTAAAATATCCATAATATTATAGGAATTAATTTTATCATCTGTGACAGTATCTAATGCGCCTTTAGATATTGAATCTATGTAACACCCACTACTTAATATAGCCAAATTTCTTCTGGGATCTCCCCCTTTACCAGCTGCTTCTGCTCTTTTTTTCATTCCAAATCCAAGGGAGCCAACTTCACGAACAAAAACAGGGTCGATATTACGGTCTTTAATATTTTTAAGGTATAAGTTCTCGTAGCTATTTTTTGAATGTCTTACTAGGGATTGGATATCGCTGGAGGCATTATCCAATTTTTCCTTGTCGTCCACTTCCATTAAAAATTTTCCAAAGAATTCATTTCCAAGAAGTTCTAAGATTCCATTACAACTTCTATAGAAAGCGGAGATAGATGTCATCAAGAAATCATCATCCATGGCATTAAATTTTTCATGTGCTTTATCTACGGAATTTCCTCCTGTTCCTTTATTTACAGAGTCATTTATATAGTTCATAACAATGGAGGAAAATTCTAAGGATCCTGTTCTAGAACTTTCAATAAGGCTATTGACGTACATTTTTACTGAAAATCCTTTATAGTCTAGCTTCATACTTTCTATAATATATTTAGCTTCTTCATTTCCAATTACGGATGCATTAGGAATTTTAGGAAATGTAACATCTAGGGGATTGGATTCACTCCCAAACAGAAACTCATTAAAGAAGTCTACCATATCAAAGATAGGTATATATGAGTTAGGGTTAGCATTATATCCTATTACAGCGTAGAGGGTTACTGTATTTACTAAAATTCCTCCAAAATTTACAAATTGTCCTGAGTCACTACATTCCAAATATGATATAGCAAATGTGGCATCATTTGGGGTTGATGTTACTCCTTTTATAGTAAGTAGGGGAGTTATGTTATTATTCTCAAAGAACTTTTTTATTCTATTTAGGTCTGAGCGCATATCCAGGCTTGAGGATGTTGAGGTTGTTATTGTAAAACTTTTCTGTTCTTTTCCCATTTTCAAGTATTCCCCCTTTCTTATTTAACTTTTGCGATAAAACTTTTCAATATTGTTTTTAGAATCTTTTCTGTTAGTTTGCTACAAGTTTCTAGGCTAGTTTTTACGAAAGATACCCTAGATATTTCTACATCGGTATTGGAGGATAATACATTATCTTTTTTACCGACATTGAGTATATCAACGACACTATCCCAGTTATCTGGTAAAATTCTTTGTATTATGGTATTATCTATATCTATTCCCTTATCATGAAGATATCCACTAAATTTTTTCTTATAACCTGAGATAACATTTTTAAGGAATACTTCTCTTTCATCGACATTATTCATATCATACTGATCAGTTACCAAAACAAGGTCATCGTCCTTAAATTTAAGGGCATCTAGAACGCTATAGGATAGACAAGTATCTACATCATGTACTTTACTCATATCCATATCATTAGGTACTTCGAACATAGTAGACATATAAGCAGATTTTGGGTGAGTCATAGTATTCCCTTGATGTTTTGACAGAGATTTGAAGAATCCCACTAGACCAGCACCGAGGGTACATTGTAATGTTCTTGATTCTATATTCTCATCTTGGCAATATCCCTCTAGTGTACCTATATAAAGGAGCATCGAATCATCACCTTGTAAGGATTCTCTCATTATTTTCTCAGTAATATCTTTTCCACATATTTTTTTACTTAATCTAAAGAACATATCCAGTGCAGAAATCAATTTAGACATCTCCATATAAGAAGTTATTAATGCTTCCCAATAAGTACACACCCCTACATATACACCTCTTTTCATTATATCGGGGTCAAGGACTTCATCACTACTATCCGTAGAAACTCCTGACTCCACATAATTAAGGATTACGGACTGAAATGTTAATGTGCTACTAGACTGATCTACACTATCTACTATATTATATAGGAATGGAAACTCCTTTATACTTGTTACATTCTGATTTCCATAATTAAGCCCTTTAACTTGAGCTAAGGTTAAGAACTTTAGGTCTTCTACAGATTTTCTTATGTTATCTGGAGTTAGAGAACCTCCTACCCTAGACAACTCTTTGGGAGTTAATTGGTCTCTAGTAGGCATCCCTAGATTCATTCCTACTTTCATGGCATTAGGGTTACACAGATTACCTACGTAGACCATTCCCATACTACCTTTAATTACTGCATCTAGGTTATCTGTTATATCCATGCCTAAAAATTTAAATGTCTTTTCTACTCCTATAGATAGATCTAGGGTTAATTCTGCTACACTAACATCCCGACCGCCAGAGGCATAACCAGCTAATTTATCCAATTTTACTCCCACAGTCATTAGGCTTGTAATAGTTGAGATACTTTGGGTACATAGGTCTACGAACTCTTCATATTCGGCTTTATATTTACGAGCTTCTTTATCTGGGTATGTAATATTTTTATTTAGTTCAAAGATACTTCCTGTTATGAGAGCATTTGATGAGAGCTTTAGTTTTACAGTTTGAAAATTCATGAACTCTACCCCCTTACTGATTCAAAATATATATATAAACTGCTAGTATTATTAATTTTATTCTGCCCTTTATTTTTTTGAGGTAGGTGGTTCATCTTCTTTATATCTAGCTTTCCAAAAATACGAATTCACCATATCTCTATGAATTTGGAGCCAGTGCATCCCAAGGACTGAAAAAACAGCTAGCATATGTTTACAGACTGTTCCTTCTAGTCGGGGATTTTTTATTTTAGGATGTCTCATTTCTTTATATATTCCATATCCCATATTATAACCCATGAACTTAAATCCCTTATAGAGGAAATCTGGACAATTATGCAATACTATTCCAGCATCTACGTAAAAATTTTCCCACTTATCTACTTTGATATCATATACAGGTTCTTCTTCCTCAAGGTTAATAACTTCTATTTTGGCTACTTTATGATTATTATTATTATTTCTTCTTACAGCATTTTTTCTTGCTGCTTCTCTACTTTTCTCAGCAAACTCAGGGTCATTTTTTCGCCTTTCATTTATAAAATCTGCATGGAATTTAATATATTCTTGATATCCCATTAATTCCAGGTTCCTTGGAATATTGTTCAGCTTATTAAAATCCCCATGATGTATAGATATCTTATCTTCTCCACATCTTTCTCTCACACATTCATAATCATTCAAGGTATGAGTATTACTAGAAACTAGCTTATAAACTAAGTTATAAGTATTTGAAGAATTAAGTTTTACATTCTCATAACCCTTAGAATAATTAAAATACATAGGCATTAAAGACTGTCCTACCTCTAATCTATCTGCTCTCAGGTAACTTCCATCTCGTAGCATGTAAGGATGATTTTCTGTTGTAAAAATCTCCCTACCATTATCTAAGGTTACTTTTATATACATTTTAGTATTCCCTGTTACCCAAACCTTCTCCACTTTTCCAGGCTTAAAATCTCCTTTAGAATCTGTGGAATATACCCATAAATCCTTACCCTCTACGAACTCTTTTTCCATATCCTTAACAGATATAGTTCTCCCATCCAAAAGTTTTATCATAGTATCATTCTTTAAGCATGAGCAATAACAGGAGACATTACCAGCTAGTAGGAGTCTCATTATATCTTTCTTTTTTAAGTCTTTGAGGTCTTTAAGGTCTTTAGTATCTAGTAATTTAATGTACTGGAAGTATTTCTTTCCAGGTGTATATTGTGAGGGTGTATTAAAGAGTATCCATCCTTTGGTTTTCAGTACACCTTGATAGAATATACGTATAAATTTAGACCTTGCTTTTCTTCCAGCATCGGCATCTTTTATTAGTTCTTTAACAAAGGCTTCGTACAGTTCAACGGTTCCAGAGAGTTCTAATTTTTTCTTATTAATTTCTATTTCTTTAGATTCTTCTGATAGGACTTCATTTAGACCATGTTGCATTTTCAGCATATTGAAGAGGGGTTTTTTTGTTTTGCTCCAGTTCTTATATAAATCGTCCATATCGATTTTGTAAGAATTCTTTAACATCTTGGATACTCCCTCCTTCGCTTGCAAGTCTATGAATCATATCTAGAAATAGCTTGATTGGATAGTTATTTAGTTCTTTATCTTTTAGCTCACTTTCTATAATTAAGTGAGTTACCATACTGGATAGAAATTTTAGGGTGTCATGTTTTTTGTAGCAAAAGTTTTCCCTTATATGTTTAACTAAGTTTTTATATACGGCTTTATTTCTTATGCTTTCGATAAACTCATAGTCTAGGGCTGACTCAGTTATATTGACTTCTAGTCCCTCCATGATTAAAGAGTTTATCCTGTTAATTTCTTTTAGGTTATTATTAGCGTATGCGCTTGAGAGTTTATCCATTAGTTCATCTAACTTATTATTTTCTAACATTAGTCACCTCATTGTATAAAAGGATGACTATGAGCCATCCTTTGCATAGTTATTTTACCAATTTTTATTTACAGGTTTTTGTGGGGTTTCTATAGGGACTTCTTCAGGAGCTTCTTCGGGTGGAAGTTCTTCTGGTGGAAGTTCTTCTGGAGGTGTTACCATTTGGGTTGGATTATCATCTTTTGGAAGTGGTTCTCCTTTTTCTATTGCTTGAATAATTTTGAGCATTTTTTCAGAGGAGATATCACTAACGGTTACTCCCATCATGCTGAACAGATAGTAAAATAATTTAGATTTATCTATGAGTTCACCGAATTCTGCTAGGAGTGTGGTAAGACCATCAAATACTCCTATGTGACCCATGAAATCTTCGACCTTAGTGGAATCTTCTACGGAGGTAACGCTTCTCATGGCTACATCGAAGTTATCTACATCTTGTGGTCTACCTCTATAGACTAGGTAATTATTACAGAGTTCTTTGATTCCGCTCTTAAGGATATTTTGGGCTCTTTGGACTGTACGGGCATAGCGGATATCTAGTTTTACAAGACTAGAGTTTCCAAGGCTTCCAGGGAGTTCTTCTTCAAAGCCTAGGTAAGCTTTGGGTGTTTTGATAGTGGCGAATTCTTTATTTCTAAAATAATCGATATCCACGATAGATTTTACGTCTATGTTCTCGTTCACAGATTCGATGTTTATATCCCCTTTTCCTTCTCTTACAGGGATGTAGACATTGGAGTTTACGGGGATAGGGCTAGGGTCTGTTCTCATTCCTTTACCTTTTGATAGTTTAGTACTACCTTCTATTCTTCTTCTTACGTCTGAGATAATTTCCTGAGTTTTTTGAGGGGAGGCATTTCCCACTTCAATTTTGACAACGTTATATTGGGTTGACCTAGCTACTCTGGACATAATGAGCATATTATCGAGGAGGTTTACTATTCGATAGATATATCTAGCATTATCTACTAGGGATACACCTGCTACTTTAAAGCAGGTAACTTCTCCAGGGGTTCCGTCTTCGTTTTTAATTTTAAGTTTTACTTTTTTTCTGTTAGGGAGTTTAGAATTTATGAAGTGGATGAAGGCAGAGCTATTTTCAAGAACACCTGATCCTGCTTTATAGGAGGAATTTAGTGTACTAGCTTCTTCCTCATCTAGGTATCCAAGGATAGTTCCCATATATTCTATTCTAGATACCTTATAATTTTCGAGAACATTTTCGTAGTATACGGCTTTAGTTGGGTTAACTATTTTTGCATTGGATGATTTGGCATTAGATGCTGTTTTATATTCTCTTCTACGGAGTTTAAAGTCTCCATGCTTTACAATTTCGAAGCACCATTCCCAGACACGATTTTCTATGTCTACGTTCTTTTCTAGGAATTCATTTAGGAATTCTGCCAGTTTACTATTTTCAGAGTCTATATGTACTATTTTGCCTGTTGTGGATTCTACCATACAGCAGTCATCTGTCATAAGTTCCATAGCGGAGCCGATGATTGTATCTTTTCCCATTTCCTCATCTTCTCTATGAGTTTCGGCAGAGTTATAATCGGACTTCAGGGTATCTATTAGGGTACCCATTTTTATTTCATTTGAGTCTATCATCTTACGGATATCTGCGGGGGATTTACTTATGACTGATTCTGATATTCCTACCACAGTTGATTCATTTAGTATAGATGCTCTAGCCTTATCCTCGATAATACTTTCAATAATACTAGTATCATTATGGGGGGTCTCATTATCCCCTACATAATCTTCTTGGATAATCTCATTATTTCTTCCAATAGATACTTTAAGTCCAAACAAATTTAGTTCCATTTAGCTAGACCTCCTAATTATTCTTGGAATATGTATCCTAGGGTATTGAGTCTTTTTGCATGTTGTTGTTTAATAAAGTCTTGGGCTTTGGTCATTTTATCTTTATTAATATTTCCATACAGGAGTTTTTGGGGGTCATTTCTATAATCCCAAATTCCGCTTAAGTATTCTACTCCATTTTCGTCTATCATAACTTCTAGGGCTAATCCTAGGGGGTGAAGGAATGTTCTATTAAGTTCTACTAGGAGTCCCATCTCTCTAAATTCTCTAATATCCATGTACTTTATTTTTTGGGTATCTTGGGTCATGATATTCTCCTTTCTTAGTTTATATTATCCATTTCGTTAAACAGTTTTCTCATTTCATGTTCTACGAGTTCTTCTATGGTACGTTCTTTAACTACCATTCCATCGTACATTTCGTAGATTAATGGGGTATTTGCTCTAAGGAAGTCATTGATACTATCTCCTATACTATTTTCCGCAAATGTTGTTTGCAGGGCATTATGCACAGCACCCGCCATAGCATCAGCAACGTCCTTTGAATTATGAACAAATATTCCAGCAGAAAGTGCAAAATTATTGGTAAGTGGCACTTCAATATCATATACAGGGATGCTATCACAAGAGACTTTTTCTATGAGCACTACCTTATGATTATGAGTACTATTAGGGACATTCAGTCCCATCTTTATCAGTCTACGTTTAACAGCTACTTTTCTTCCTCCAAAAATTTTCATAGCTTGTCGAATATAATATAAGGGCATTAAAGAATCTTCTTCCTGTAAGTACTGAGCTTCTTTATAACTTCCATCTCTCAACATAAATCTATGGTTCGGTGTACACTTTACAACTTCCCCATTATCCAGATGTACCTTGATATAGGTACTCACTTCCCTAGTTTTAAAAACTCTTTTTGCTACAGTAGGGACTATACACCCATTCTCAGTACATCCATACAGTTCAATGTTCTCTTTTCCTGCTAAGTCCTCAATACTCACATTGGTTCCATCCAATAACTTAATCTTAGTATCTCCAAGGAAACACCCATCTTTAGGATGATCAACTTTCCTTCTTCTCCTATCATGGATGACTGTGAATATCTCTTCTCTAAAGGGCTCATAATCATACATCTCTATTCTTTCCTCATACAGCATAGTTACAAGATCCACATAGGATTTATCTGTTCTATCCACGGACAAGTGTCCAACGTTATACCCCATTTCCTCTAATATTTGTCTAGATTCTTCTGAGTTAAAGATATCGTAGGATACTTTACCCAATTTTAATTTTCTTACTACATTAAGCCATACTATAAAATCTCTTATTTTATATATAGCAATTTTCTTTGGAGCTTTAGGTGGATCTATTCTAAGCATAAAATCTACACCTAAGATAGATTTTTTCAAGTTATCTACTTCCACTATATCTTTTATATATACACAGGCTATTCCTGTACTATCGGTAACAATAGATTGGTCAATATGCAAGTATCTAGGTCTATTAGAGAATTGGAATTGAAAGTCACTACGGATATAATCTTGAATTTTTACCAAGTCCCCTGTACTAATACTTATTACTTCATTGATAAATGGATGTCTTAGGTAATCTTTACAATTAGCCTGATATACTGGTTTTGAGGTAAAGAGTCTTCCAACAGGTGCTACTGACACACCTCCGACATCTTGTAAGGATTTAATAATATTAGTTTCAAACCCACTTTTAAGATCTAGGGGTACGCTAAGGAAGTCATCCTTTTTAAAGTTAGGGAGAGATTCTACTTCTTCGTCTATAATTTTCTGGTCAGTAATTCCGTCATCGGCTTTAGATTTTCCAAGTCCTTCTGAGAGTCTATATTGATTTACGTCATCTATACTATTAATAATAAATGGATCTAAGAAATTAGTACCTTTACAGATATAAAAAAATTTTCCTGAGAAGTTTCCAGGCTTCACTTCCCATTGGGTTGGGCATCTTACTAGAACATGCGGATTATCTTTAGCTTGTGAAATTCTTTGTTCTGTGAAGGAACTTTCCTGAGTGGATGAAGACACTAGAATATTGATGGAGTAGTTGGTACCTCCTTGAATAATAAAACGTGAATTAGATCGATTAACTATACTGGCATAAAGTTCGGCTACTCTGGAGACTTCAGAGTTATCGTTCCCACGAAAAAAGTTCGCTTCATCTAGGATACTACCCATAACGGACATACCTATACTATGTTGGGTTCCTGAGCCGAATGCGAACATAATATTTTCTGGGAATACGATTAAGCTATCTATTCTTTTATTCCGTTCAAAGAACTCATTAAAATAGGGAGAAGAATCTATCCAAGTTCTAAATTCTCCATATCCTGTACGTTCTGCTTGTGTTTTATTTACACTAAAGTAAATAAATGTTATATGGGTTTTAAGCATCAACTCAAATAGAGCGTTTATGTGTTTATAGCAGGAAAGCTCATAAAGTCTTCTCATAATAACGAGTTCTGCTGCTGTGGATTTTCCTACACCAATAGCTCCTGACAATATTACTTCATTTATTCTATTATCTTTAGTTCTACTAGTATCAAATACTTCTGCAATAGATTGTTTCCAGTAGTCATAGAGTCGGATACAATCGGGTCCAACGTAGTACTCAGATTCAAGCCATTTATGGATATCCACTATTTCCCGAATTTGTACAGCTTTGGACACTTCATCTCTTCGAAATGATTCAGCCAATAATATTTTCTTTAGTATTTCTTTTTCTGAGATAGACAGGTTAGTAAAGGAGCTGTCATCTCCTAGCAATGAATTCAAATTCATTAGATCACCTATCCATTATTCAAATTTGTAATAATTTCCTTCAATTTATTATTAGGGATAGCTGACAGTAATATTTTTAGTTTATCCATTTCGCTTTCCTTAGTTTTACTCTTCATGCTAGAAATAGTACGTCTATTCATTTCGTACAAATCTTTCATAACATTAGATGCAGCTAATAGTCGGGTACGCAACTCATCGGGATCAAAATTAAGAATATCATCAGGATTAAAGTACGCATCTTCTGCTTTATCAACGAATTCCTGTAATCGTTTCATTCTGGAGAAGTTAGCAATCATATTAAAAAACATCCCAAATTCTGCTTTAAGTGAGGCATTACTGAGATATTCTGCTAAGGGATCAGAGGGCAACTTATCATTTCCATTGAACCAACTAAGCAGATCTTGGGTTACGTCACCGCTTCCAGGATTCCCTGAATTTCCAATCATATCTATTATACTTTTGACATTTGATTTTATTCCAGGAGTTCCAGTAGTTGCATCTTTATTATCAGGTTCATTTAGTACTCTATCATTTGGAGATTGAGAGTGCAGTACATCCATATCATCATCTGACAGCATATCAAGTAGGTCTATAGCATCGATATCATCGATATCACTGAAGATTAGGTCCCCATCATCACTCATTCAAAATTTCCCCCTTCTCTTCAAAATTCCATTCATCTTGGCAAGAATTATAGCCTTTATCTATGCAATTATTATCATCAATAATTCCACGGATACTATTTAACTCTTCTATGCTCATAGGAAGAGTTTCATTCAAGGATTTAGAGATTTTAATTACGGCTCTTTTAACGAAAGAGATATTTTTATTATAGAGTTTAGCTACGGTTCTTACGGACTCTATAGTAAATTTTTTCTCTCTTACATAATTATATATCTTAATATATTCTAAGTCTCTAAACAGACTTTTTCTGCTAGGGACTTTAAGTGTATTACCAGCTAACAGGTCAAGGAACTGGAGGTACTCAATTCCAATGAGGTAGCTAATAAAGTCATATGCGGGGGTTTTATTTACGGTTCTTAGGTATGCTAATAGTAGGGAAGACTCCTTATCATTTATTTCAATTAAAGAGAATATTCCCGACTTTTCCATACTACTGCTCCGCACAATCGGTCTATTAGGTCTAATCTAAAATTCTCTTCAAAGAGAAATCTTACCCTTCTAATATTAGCGATTACCCCTAGAACATTAAAACCCCTATTTTCCAATTCTTCTTTAACCATGTTTCTGAGATCCCCATATACTAGGAATTTTACACATACCTCACTTACTAGGTTATAGTCTATTTCGAAGCATTCCTCTTCGAAGTAGATATCGTGGGTTGATTCAGAGACATCATCCACTTTAATTTTTTTCTTTTGGTGGTACAGGTAATTATGCATTTCATTTCTCATTCCTGTGTACAGATAATTAAGAACGGTACCTTTATTTTCGCAAAAGTTCCCGTTCTTAATTAGGGTATAGGCTTTAAGAACTCCTACGGATAGGAGGTCTTCTTTATCTCCCATATTAGCGTAAAAATGTTTTCGAAACACTATACCTGACAGATCTACTAATTTGGCTCCTAAAATTTCATTATCGAGGATGTCATTCACAGTAATACAAAAGGGCATAAAAACATCACCTCTTTAAATTATATTCCCTGTTCTCAATTAATATTATTTTAAAGATACAATGTTAAATATGTTCTTTACCCAGCTATCTTGCTTTTAATGGATTTGACTCTGCGGGGGTAGTCACTTTCCGTATATTCATATCTACTTTCAGTATATGAAAGAAGTAGAGCATACCGCATTGAAAGTGATAATCCGAGTCAAACAAATAGCGCATCCATTCACTATAAAAATTCTTTATAATTTTGAGGTAATCACTGCCATATAATTTTATAAGTTGTTCTATTTTAATATTCCCTACGGGGAGGTTATTAAAGCATTTCATACCTTTTGTTAAAAAATCCGAGAAGTCTTCTTTAAGGTTTACTATAGGGACTTCTAGGAGCATATTAATATACTTTAGTACATTCTTCTCATTATTTTGTTTTATTGCAATGAAATAATCACAGAACAGGTCTACGCTAGAGATTACTGTTTCCATGAAACTCTCATCTCCTATTATACAGAATTTATCTAAGAGCATGTGTACATTTCTCATATGTCCATGAGAGCGGTGTGCTATTAGCTCTTTTATTTCAGTTGGAATATATATTCCAAGGGCAATAGCCACGAGAGATAGATGTTCTACTACCTCATCCACAGAAGCAGTGCCAAATGAGAGTTCAAGTGAGCGTGATCGTATTGTTGGTATTACTTTATGAACGTGTGTTGTGCATAAGAGGAAGAATGTTTTTGTTTTAACTTCTTCCAGTATCTTAAGCAATGCGTTCTGGGCTTGTTGTGATACGCCATGACATTCATCGAAGACTACTACTTTCCAATAATCTTCAAATCCAATCCCGAAGACATCTCTAAGTTTTCTAATTTCCTCAACATTTCCTATAATGGCACTATCGTACTCATAATAGAAGGGAGATTGATTAAGGTCATAGTTAGGATCTTTTATATTATTAAGTTCCTTAGCAAATATTCTTGCTAAGGTTGTTTTACCTGTTCCGAATTCCCCTTCTAATATAATAGTTTTAGGGGAGTTTTCAGGATTTTTAATTAATGCTCTTAGTATCTTAATATTTTCTTTTTGTCCACATACTTCTGACCAATTACTGGGTCTAAGCTTGTCAGTCAACATAGTTAAATCCCTCTCTTATTTATTTTACATAATAATCGTTTATTTTACAACAAAAAAACTGTCATTACTAATTACGTATAGTATGACAGTTTTAATTCTTTTTTTATTTAATAGCGGAGTAATAATCCTATTCAAAAAAAGTGGCATCATACTTTTCTAGGATTTCTGTTTGAATTTTTGCTCGTGCAGCTGCATTAATAGGGTGTGCAATATCCTTAAATTCACCATCTGGAGTTTTCCTACTGGGCATAGCTACGAACAATCCATTTTGACTTTCGATAATTTTAATATCATGGACTACAAATTCATTATCAAATGTTACTGATACTACTGCCTTCATTTTTCCTTCTACGTCAATCTTTCTAATTCTAGTATCTGTAATCTCCACATTAACACACCACCCTTTTATTTTATTTTATATTTTCTTTTTTGACTCTCTACTAAGATTGAAAGTCTTTGGGATTTCAGATTAAAGAACTCATCTAGGTTATGCTTCTGAATTATTTCTGAGATAAGGTTTTTATCCTTAATACTTATTGTAATATAAGCATCTCCTGAATCATCTATCCCACTATTAGAACTCAGGGAATAGGTAACACCATGTTTATCTAAGATTCCCACTATTCTATTCTTAAAGTCTGTATAATATTCCATTAGGGTCATAGTTTCCTTATCATAACCATAGGTATCTGTAATAGTGGCTTTAATTTCACTTATTCCAGGGGATATATTGAGGATAATATCGGTAGTTATGACTACACTTTCGTTTCCAAAATAGTTTACTTTAAGATATTTCCCAATTTGATTTAGGATGACTTCTTTTCTGGGTGAGGCTACCCTCCCGAGTTTACTAGCAACATCTCCTGAGACAGTATTTTCTCCTTTTTTTCGTAATTTATCCAAGTGATTTTCTAGAGTAGTTTCAAGGGCTTTCCCTATTTCAGTAGCACTTTTCAGATCAACTAGCATATCTATGTCACCTTGTCCTTGAATAGTTCCGTAGATATGATAGGTTATAATTCGGTTATATCCTGTTTGGGAGCTTCCTTTTACCAAGGTGGCTTTGCATTGTACTCCATTTACAAACAGGTTATATTCGGTACGTGCAGCTTTAACGAACTTATCTATATTTTGTTCTAATTCAAGACCCAAATTATCGCTTGAGTATTTATTTATTTTCATAGGTATAGTTGCCGAATAAAAGTTAGGTGCAGATACATCAAATATATAAGAGTCTCCTGCGAAGCTTTGAAAGTCTGCGGTCAGGGTTATATCAGCTAAGTAGTAGGTTGCTTTAGGAGGGGGGATAAGTCCTTTTACTTGTAGGAATGATTGAACAGATTCTGTTAAAACCTCTTCCATGTTAGTAGAGGAAGTTATACTTCTCACTATCACTTTTCTATCAACTACGGGGTGTATATTGGTATTTTTCCACATGACAGAGTATACCAGACCTGATTTTACATTAAGGCTATCTGAGTCTAGGGTGAGATGAAATACTTCTCCGTACACGGTTAGTATATATTCATCTTTTACTTTCCCACCTGTAATAGAATAGAGTAGGGATAGTAAAGGAGTTAAGATGGAATCTGCTTTAAATTTATCATACAGATCCTTATCCACTTTTAGTATTTGGGTGCTTCCACCCAAGATACCATTTGCGGTGAATATGTACTTGTCTGCAGTTTCTTCTTTAAATTTAGCTAGGATAGTATTGATTCCGATGAAAAAACTTTTCCCATTTGGAATTATGGGAGTAGCTTCTGTAGTTGGTACAACAGGGGTAGGGGTTAGTGGAGGAGTTTTTACAGGGGTAGTGGGTTGGGAATGGGCTTGTGATGCTGGGAGGATAGTGAGACCTTTTCCACGTACTCCAAGGGGAGCCATAGTTCCATCTGCATCTGGTGTTGCTTGTTTAGCAGTTTTACCCGTGGCAAATTCTCCATCAAAGTCTAGCATGAGTTTATTTAATTGAGCTGATTTACTTGTTAGGGCTGTAGTTTGGAATTCTATTTTATCTGAAAAAAACTTATAGGCAGATACTTTATAGAATTTAGTTAAGGCTTTAAGGTCTCCTCCAAAGTCTTTATCTGCGATATCCTGCATTTTCTTCATATCGAAGAAGACTACATACTCTAATAATAGGGTAGAGACTGTATTCAGGTTAAGGGTTATTAATGATTCATTTAACAGTACTTGTTCTTTTACTTTTTCCAAGCAATCTTCACAGAGAAGTAATTTATTTAAGTTTGCTACATTTACGGCTATTTCGTTACAGCCTACACAAGATCCTACAATCATCTCACAATCTTCCGTTATGAGTTTTTTCAAAGCATTTCTTTTTTTAAATTTATCGAAGTGTTTTTTTGCTAATGTAGTCATTTGGTACCTCCATTCATTATCCTTGTACTTTCCTAATATAGAAACAATATGTTGGGAAAGTTTCACGACTATCTACCTTAATATTATTTTTCTTTAGAATATCTTCTATTCTATCTAGGATGAGCTCTGTATTATTTTTCTCCCCCAACTTTCCTAATTCAATTCTAAAGAATTTCCCATCTCCTACTACCAATTTATTTATAGGTATTCCAGATAGGGTATCTATTCCTATATCAAAGAGCATGGATTTTAGGGTATCTATTGTAACTTCTCCTAGAGTGAGGGGATCATTTGCACTCAGCACTTTAACGGTTCCATTAGAGATATATATTTCTAAATTTCTTGGATGGATTCCAAGGGTTCCTTTACTACCAGATATTTCTTTCCCTTTTTTATCAAGTTTTGAAAATATATATCTACCCATGGGATTCCTATTAGGGAGGATATGTACTACTAAAACATCTCCTGCTTTTGATGGATTTTCTTGTGGGAAGGTAAAGTCTTTCATGACTTTAATTCTATCCCCTTCTACTAGATCTGAGGATTCATTTATCCTATTTTGAGATAATGACTCTAGTATACTATTTCTACTCATCTTATCCTCCTTAATTTTTTGGTATTATAACAGCATAATCTCCAAAATATTTCTCTATATTATCATCATATTTAATATTATTCTTTTTTAGAACGTCACATATTTTATCTCTTATTATTTCAAGGTTTTTGGTCATTTCTGTTCCCAGGGTTACTTTTATTATTTTTCCCTGACCTACTACCAGCTTACTTAGGGGAATACCTGTTAGAGTATCTATCCCTATATCTTGGAGTATTTCTTTTATATTATCCACTGATATATTATCTTCTTTTCCTTCATTTATTCTATTTTGAGATAGTGACTCTAAAATATTATTTCTACTCATTTCATATCCCCCTGCATTTTTGGTATATAGACAGCGTAGTATTCCCCATATTTATTTTCTTTTTCATAAGTAATATTATTCTTTTTTAAAACATCCTGTATTTTACTTATTATTAAATCAATATTTTTAGAGCCAGTTCCGAGGTCTATTCTTAGGTGGGATCCTTGACCTTTTACCAATTTATCTAGTGGGCTACCTGTTATGGTATCTATCCCTACATCTTGGAGGAGATTTTTGAGCATTTGTACAGTTAGTTCACCTGTATCTACGGAGTCTGTATCTGACAGGACTACGGCAAATTTTCTTGTCAACATTCTTTCCATATCAGAGACAGATATTCGAACTGTATCTCTGGAGAAGGTAGCCATATTAAGGTCTCTCATTTTCCCACTTTTATCTGACTTTAGGAAGGTATAATTTTGGAGTGGGTTATCCTTACTAGATGGTATACTAGCTACCCATAGGATTTTTCCTTTGAGACCGTAGCTATTATCCATGAATTTTACTTTGTCTCCTACTTTTAGGGTAACACTAGTCCACACACTAGGAGTTCCAGCCTCACTTATTCTATTTTGGAATAATGATTCTATGATATTATTTCTACTCATAGTTAATCTCCTTGTATTCTATCTATGTAGATATAGTGATCTTTATTTACTTGATAGTATCCCCTTGCGGATACGGAGATTTTATTTCTTTTTAGTGTATCTAATACTTTAGTACGTATGGCATCAAGATTCTTAAGGGATTCTCCTAGGAATATCTCAATATATGAGCCTTTATAGGATACTATTTTTGCGATAGATAGACCTACCATAACATCTATGCCTATATCTTTTATCATAGTTCTAATAACTTCAATATTGAGTTCTCCGCTTGTTAGGGGTTCATTGGGTTCGAGTACTTTAATGGTTCCATTTGTCTGCATGGTATCTATATCTTTTTTTCTCATGCTAAATAAATTATTTCCTGACATATAGCTTGCTTTAGTTCCGTCCTTTTTAAGTTTTCTTATGATGTAATATAGGGTAGGTCTATCACTAGAAGTTGTATGGGGTTCCTGTTCAACTTCCCATACATCTCTATTTACTAGAAAGAAATTTGATATATCTCTCAGTACTTTAAAGCGGTCTCCTACTTTAAGATCTTTAGGGGATTCATTTATTCTATTATAGGATAATGATTCTATGATGCTATTTCTATTATTCATATTATATTACCCCCTGAATTTTGTGTATAAAGATAGCGGATGAAAGTGATAGAGCTACGGGTATTTTATTTCTTTTTAGTACATCTAAGATTTTACTTATAATTAAGTCCTTATGTTTATCATCAATTTTCAAGAGTGTTATTTTTATATCGGCTCCTGAAGTAGTTACCATAGTATTTAAGGGGATACCTGTTAAGGTATCTACCCCTACATCTTTTAGAAGTTGTTTAATAGTTTCTATAGATATTTCTCCTAATGTTACGGGATCATTAGGAGTTAAGATTTTTACAGCTCCTATATTCATAAGTCGTTCTAGTTCTGTATCCTGCATACCAGCCATATTTCCTTTAGCGGTTGTTTTAGATATAGTGCCATCATTTTTAACTTTATAGAATATATACCCAGAGGGTTCTACATATGCTACAGACCATACATCCCCTCTGGAGAAATTTGAACTATATCTATATTTCAATTCAGGTTCAGTCATAAATTTAATTCGATCTCCTACTTTAAGGATTCCTGTCTCATTTATTCTATTTTGAGATAATGACTCTATGATATTATTTCTAGTATTCATAACTCACCTTATCCTTGTAATTTCTTTATATAGATACTTGACAAAGTTCCACCGAAATGTTGCAATTCATTTGTATTTCCCATATCTATATTATTCTTTTTCAGGACATCATCTATTTTGGGGATGACTAGGGAGGCAGTTTTAGAATCTATGGTTCCAATTTTTATTTTGATATAGGGTCCATCGCCTACTACCAATTTATTAATAGGTATTCCTAAGATAGTATCGATTCCTACATCTTGTAATAATTGTTTTACCAGTTTAATATCTACTTCCCCAGTTGTTATAGGTTCATCATCTGCCAAGAGTTTAATTGCACCTCTTTTTAGCAAAGATTCCAGGGTTGTTTGACTAATACCTTCCATATCCCCACTCATTTTCCCATCCTTTTTAAGTCTATGAAAGATATGATTATATGCTCTCCCTGAATTAGATTGTGTAGTACCATCAGACCAGTCTGTAAGCTCCCACACATCACCAGTGTGGAATTTATTAAACTTTTCCATAAATTTGATTCTATCCCCTTTTTTGAAGGTTACAGACTCAACTACTAAAGTTCTATTTAGTGCTAATGTTTCTAGGATAGTTATTATACTCATTTTCTATACTCCTTTTGATCATTCTTTACTTTCCTGTACTTTTATTTGACCCCCACCATCAACAAACTTTTTCAGGTATGCTATAGCTTCCTTGGCAGAGTTTTTAAAGTCTGGAAATCTGATTTTCTTTCCATCCTTATTCAAGCCACTGATAGGAATTCCCATGTCATTTATTAAGGAGTACTTATCATAGTCATTATAAATCACGAAATACTTAGTTCCCTCAATGTCAACCTCTCCAGAAATTATATCGTCTACTCCTAAAGGTCCTTTATAAGTAGGATATTTCTTTTTTGATTCTGCTGAGGTTATCTCATTGATTCTATTTTTATTTAGACTTTCTATAATACTATTTTTTGCATTTATGCCACTGGCGACTAAATGTTTCATGGGATATGTTTTAGAGTACTTCCCCCCCATATAAGTTTTTGCATCTATAAAGGTTACCCCAGCCTTTTTATCCTTATAAGGTTTAGATACATTAACAATTACATCTGACTTCTTATCTATGAGAATTACAAAACTGTCTGATAATCCTCTTTGCTCACCTTGTCCGATATTTCCCCATTTTTTCCCCTCATAATCTGTATAATGTTCCCCCTCATCTAGGCAAGCATCTTCGGAAACTTTTCCACCGTTCATTTTCTTATATATAGTAGTAACCAAAGCCCAGAACTTATCATCTTTTTCTGTAAGATCTGGGTACCCTTTTTTTACTGCATCTTTAGCGTCACTCCACATTTTTTCCTGTTTTTTTGTTTTTATAAAAGCTGGCATAATTACTTTCCTCCTCACAGAATTTCTTTTAAAATCTCTTTTGGATCATATTGAACATGTATTTCCTTAAATGTTTCCTGATATGCTTTTTTTGCTTTGTCAGGAGAGTTTTTCTTTGCAAAATCAGATATCATTTTTATATCTTTAGGATCAATTATTTTTTCTGGGGATAGCAGTTCAAAATCAAAATAGGATTTATCTTTTGGATCTATTCCAGCGGTCCATTTTTCATCTTTACTTACAAATGAATTTGGAGCTACCCTTCCATGAGTGGTAGCCATAATAGATTTTCCTTGATTATATGCATCTATTAATTTTTTCTGTGTTTCCTTATCAAAGGACAGGACTATCAAATTCTTGGATATACCTGTATCCAAGGCTTCATTGTTCATTTTAGACTTAGTAATAGTAACCCTAATCTCAACTACCACCTCAGTTTTAGAAGAGCTAACTTCCCTTACATCCACTGTGGATGTAGATTCATACTCTACAAACACCGCATTTTTAACACTTTTCCCTAGAGCATCTAAATCTTGTTTAGATCCAAAAGTTACATTAAAAATTAAGGCAGAGTTATCCCCAGCATCCATTGTCTTAGCGAGCTTCACACTTTTTGCTTTATATCTGGACTGGGTTAAAAAGTTTATTAAAAACGTTTCAAGAGACTTTAAAATGTTCTTTTTTGGAGCTTGTGCCTCTTTAATCATCTTAACTTCAATTGTTTTATTATCTACACTAGGTATACTGGATTTCTTTATCTCTTTAGCCAATTCATCAGCTTCCATTTTTGATAACGGTTTCTTATTCCATTTAGTCTTTTTACCATCACGAACAGCCCAAACATCATACTTAGTTTCATCTTTAGTTTCATGGATTCTACTTATAGCTAGTCCCTCTAAAATCATTCCATATTTATTCATCTTATTGTTCCTCCCCTTACATATTTTGAGCTAGTATGGTCATTGATTGTTTCAAGTATTCTTTAAGTGAGTGGAGCATAGCTAAGATAGGGTTACTATACTCATCACATCCAGGATTAAGATTCATTAAATCTTGGCTACCACTTTTTGTCCAGTCCCCCATAGGAATTCCGCACAGAAGGTTTGCTGCATTATGATACAGGGCATGAGCTATTTGAAAGGATTTATCAGCAAGGCTATAAGCCATTTTTACTCTATCTGTTCTTTTTTGATAATCTGTTTCTGCTGATATTTCTTGGACTAGTTCCTCCAAGTTTTTAAATGTACTTGATATAAAATTTAGGTCTGAGTCTAAGTTAGGGGGTTTTACATTAGGTTCTAGTGTGGAGTAGGAATTTTGAATAGATATAATGATTCCATCGATTTGTTCTGAGGATTCATTTATCGTGGATAATTTCCTATTGTTTCTAAGGCTTTCTAGGACACTTGTAGTTTGTTTCATAAATTTTCCCTCCGCTACTTTATTTTTTGGTAGTCTATACATACTATCTGATATGGTATAGTCTGCATTCTTTCCTTTATTCTCTACAAATCCAAATCTTTTATAGAAATCTTTTAGTCTAGGTATACTAGAAGCTCCATAGTCTGTTGATGGTGTTAGGATTATTGTATATCCTATGGAGTCAGCATAGCCTATAATATCTTTCATTACCTTGGTTCCAGTTCCTGTCTTCTGCAAATCCTTTTTAATTTTTATAATGGATAGACCTAGTTGTTTCTTTTTATCATTTTGGGAGATATACAAATCTTCTAGACTATCCTTATATTTATCTTTAATATCTTGGATAGTTGATTCAGTTACACCAAAAAATTTAGCTCCATCTTGTGTAAGGTGACTATCTACCTGCAGGTTTTTAAAGTCTTTTTTTGCTTGAGCCATCATTTTAGAAGCTATGCCTTTACTTCTATACTCACTATCTACGTAGATAGTAGACAAAACAGACAATTTTCCTTTGGACATTATTTTAGTTGCAGCTATAATTTTCCCATTATCCCTTACGATGTATCGAAAAGAGTCATATTCCCCCTTATACTTTTCGATATCCCCATATGTTTTCATCAATTTTTCTTTACCTGACAGGGCTATAGCTGTTGGGGAGTTTGGTTCTGCCAAGGTAGTTTGCAAAGTCGGATCGGAGTTAGAGGAGACAGAGGGTTTATCCCCTTTAACACTTAATTTATTAGATATTGCTTCGGTGGTAAGACCTGTATTAAGTCCAGCAATGATTCCACCTTGTCGGGTTATTGTAGAGGTATTTTTTATATCATCAACGCTCATACTACCATTTGTTATTACTCCAAATCTTTTAGCCCAAGTAGCCATGAGACCTAATTTTCCATTCATATCTAGGGCTTTTTGTGTTTCTGTACTGCCTACTTGTTTAGTCATATATTCTCCCTCCCACACAATTCTATATATAAAAGAACCCTTTGAACAATTTTAATTCAAAGGATTACATAAAACTTATGTTTGTAGATTTAAGATAAATAAGCTACTATTTCATAGCGACCGCTGGACATTTTGTACCATGACATCCACAGTACAGCATTTCCGATAGGGCTAAAAGTATCTGCTTGGGTGTCATACAGGGCTAGTTCAAAGGTAGTTCTTCCTTCTGCTCCTGTTAAGAATCCCTCCCATGGGGTTCCATCTTCTTGTACGACTATAATATCCTCACTTTTCAGGAATCCAAATATTTCATCTAGGGGAATTTTCTCAAAGTATTTAACTCCAAAGAGTTCATGCAATCGTTTATTTACAAATTTTTTGGAAGATGGGGAGAGTCTAACTGGTTTACCATCCAAATCTACTTGTATTCCTTTTCCCAAACTTTCTAATATTTTACCTATAGTTTCTCTACTCATTGGGTACCTCCTTTTATACTTTAAAATTTTTCTTTACATAGTCATATGCTTTTGGATATTTAGTTTTGAGTTCATTAGGGGTAGTCATATACACAGTTAGTCCATCAGTCATTGCTTCTTCAAGCTTATAATTTCCAAACAGACCATCAAATCTTCCGTCTGAGGTTTTAGTTCCAAAGATATCTGTTTCTAGCAGATCTGCAAAGGCAGTTGGGTTATCATACATGAAATCTGAGATAACATCATGACAGGCTTCATGTATTAGAATATGTTCTTGTATTTCTTTACTTAGCTCGAGGAACTTTTTTCCTATGAGTATACGGGTAGGCTCATTCCTTGCTTCTGAGGGTATACGCTCACTATAGAGAACCTTTTTTCCATTTATTTTATGTCCCCATGACTTAGCCATTTCCTCATCCTCTTTAAGAGCTTTCATAAATATTTTTACATCTGCTAAGATAGTTGTTTTTATACCCTCATTCAAGCTTATCAAGATTTTATTTATAACTTCCCTACTCATAAATACCTCCTAAGAATAATACGTCTATAGACATATATAAACCCTACTACTGATTAGGTGGAGGGTTTATATACTGAGGTGATGTAGGGGAGTTTGTAGGGGCTATTTTAAAATAATCTCATGTTTGATTCTAAAGTATCTCCAAAATTTTGCAGTTTGGTCATCTGTCTTTTCAAGAGCCACGCTAAACTGCTGTTTATATTTTCTGATTAATTTTACTCTGTTGAGAGGGTTATTGAATGCTACTACATCATCAGAGTACATTCTTATAGACTTATCATCAACAAAAGATTTAAAAGTTGTAATTACGGAATCATCACAGTTATTGTAGTAAACCTCTTCTGAGGTACCTTTAATTTTGTTCTGGTAGAAGTCTTTATTTGCTTCCACTTTGACTCTATATACTTGATTCATAGTAAGGAAGATACCTGAGTTTGACTGTTCATTCATGGATTTAAGAGTCATGTCTTGAGGATATCTACTTACTAATACTTTGAGGGTTCTGATTACTTTATCATAAGTTTCGTCATTCTCACCTGTGATTGATTCATTGTTAGCTACTAAAGAGATAACTGGAGTGGTAACTGGTACGGTAACTGGAGCGGTTCCTACTATCCCTGACAGGATATTTGCAAATGGGGTAGCGTTTGAGTTTACTGGAGCTGCTGTACTTGTTACGATTCTGGTAGATCTGTTATTGAAGGAAAATCTTCTTGCTTTATTATCGGCATCAATTTTAAGGGCTCTGTCTAGGTCTACTTCTCTGATATACTGTTCATCTTCTGGGTGTAATTTAGCATATTCTACTTCATCCCAGAAATGTTTGTAGTAAAGGACATCGGCTTTTTTGAGAGCCATTAATTTATCCCATACGTCCATATTTGATTTTCTCCAAAGAACCATTTCATGGAATTCTCTGATGGAGAAATCTACCCTCTTAAATTCCACTTTTTGGTCTTCTGTAAGACCGAGCATTACGTGTACACAGGTGGAACCAACTATTATAACTTCTTTAGTATCTTTGTTTTGGAGGGAGTATTCATACCTGATAGGGTGATTACATCCTTCAAGTTGACAGTGGTCAGAAACTGATCTATCAAATTTATTATCGATAGTTCTCACGAATAGATGAGTTCCATTCTGGTAAGCATTTAAAGCTTCCAATGCTTCTTTGTATTTTATTCTGCTTGATTTCCTATTGGAAATTTTTCCCTTTCTCTTTAGCATCGAGATTATACTTGTTGTTCTCATAACTGACACCCCTTTTCTTAATTAATGTTGCTATCTCTTCCCTACAATCTAAGTATACCATATATGAGATAGCAAGTCAATTAAAATAATGGGATAGTTCCGTTATTTCTAAATTAATTCATTTTATAATTTCCTTTTCCTATTGTAACAGTGCAATAATTTCCGAATGGGAAATTATGTCCCAGATATGTATTATTTAATAAATTATCAAGATCATAGGGATTAAGTTTAATTTTTTGTGGGGTTTTGGTAGAGAATTTACTTACTATTATTACCCCTTTTGGGTAATCTATTCTATACATCATTAAGTGGGTGGTGCTTTTATTTATGGATATTTTATCTTCTCTTATAGATATTTTGATATCTGACTCAAAATAGTCTATTGCATCCTCGATAGGATTTTTACGGATAAGCTTACCCACTTTAATATCTTTTACTGGGAATCCTATAGCAATTACATTTTTTGGTTCCTCCACAAACTCTAAATCTACTCCTTTAAGGTCTAGAGAAGCTACAAGTCCTTTATATATAAACTGATTCCCATATCTATCCTCTTCTGAAAGAGAAAAGTTATCTTCTATAGCTCTATCTCTGAATAAAGATAGAGTTGCTCTTACTTTAGGTAGAATTGCCATAATTTTTGACCTCCTAAGTGTTATATTCTCTATATATAATTTATTCCAAGATAAATTCACCTGTCAGCAATCTATTTATGACAATTGAATAATCATCCATTTTATATCCAAAAGCACAGGCAAAGGGATGACCCCCTCCATCGGAATTAAATTGTTTTACTACCTTAGTCAAGTCCATATCCTTTTCTAGTGGATGTCTTACATTTCTTCTAAAAGACACTCTAGATCCATTCATATCTATCATGGCTATAAAGGCTAGATCAGCATTATTCTGGAAAGCATATTCAGCTACTTCTGAGCGGTACAGGCTTGCAAAACATACCCCATAGCATACAGCATATTCTTTATATTCTTTTGTTTTTATGAATATGTTGGTATACTTCATTACTCCCAATTTAATTTTAGTAACTGTTTCTACCTTAGCCATTTCTAATTCTGTTAGGGTTATGGGAGCATTAAGTAGAAATCTAGCTTTAAAGTTAGAGAATCCTACACAATTCATAAGTCCTAGAATATTTTCGATTTGAGGCAACCACAGAACAAAGTCCTCACTAATTCGAGATTTTGTATCCCAAAGGTCAGTGACTACTACTAGGGGTCTATATTCACGTATCATATCATTCAATTCTTTATTAGTTTTAGTGATATTATTTAGATATTTATACACGAGCATAGTTGCGCTATCTCCTTCACGCACGTATGCCCAAGGGAAATCCCCTTTAGGATTATTTCTTCCTAAATCTTTTTGAGCAGAGGCATGGTGATCTATTAAAATTTTCTTGTTGGGGAGTACATCTAGGATACAGGCTACTTCATAGGACATACTTACGTCTGTTATTATAATCAAGTCTGATTCCGAGTACTCTTTGCTATTGATATATTCTTTAATTTTTCTATCTACATTATCTCCAGTACTACAATTTTCAGTTGAGTGGTTATACCCTAGGGTACTATAGTATTTACAGATAAGTAAATTGGAAACTACTCCATCTAAGTCACTATGGGTGAAGCATTTAATTCTCAAATTTTTATCCCTCCAAGGTTATCTATATATTTAATACGTAAAAAATAGAGATTAAGTACAATCTCTATTATATAGGCATTATCCTTCTCTTTCAATCTGTGTTAATTGTTCTTCTAGGACTTCATTCAATTGTGCTCTAGTTGCATAACCTTTTTCTACTAGGATTTCTCCTACACGTTTTCTACTAGCTAGGCTACAATTTGCTCTCATTTCTAGTAAAGACATGGATACTTTCTGATTATACTTTTGAATTTCCAGCTGTCTTTCATATGAATTCTTTTCATGCTCACGAAAAACTGTAAAGAGGCTGGTCATGTTATCATGAAATCTCAGATTCATTTCCTGAAAATGCTGATTAAGGCTATCAAATCTATCTTCTTCACCTATTCTAAGAGTTTGAGATTTTACTATTTCTTCTGTGAGCCTAGAAAATTTAGTAGCCATTTTATCGTATGATTCCTGGGAACGTTCAAAGGCTTTCTGAAAATTCCCTAGCTGTTCCACATATGGGGATATACTAGTTAGGATAGCTTTATTTACTGATCCAGAAGAAATTTTTAAAATTATTACTAGTGAGACTATCAGTACTACTGCAATAATAAGAAATGCATATATAAGAAATTTATCTGTGGGGACTGTTACTACAATTTGTTTCATATTCTCACTAAAAAGACCTTTTACTAACTCTCCCATCACTTTTAATTGTTCTGGAGACATTTTTTCTGTGGTTGGGGTAGGTACTATAGTTAATAGAGGGGATGCAATGGCTATGAGAGGAAGATTCATTATTATCACTCCTATCTATGGGATAAATTGAGGGTAATATACTTCTCATGATATTTATTTTCTTATTTACTATCTTATGATAACTATATATTTCCCATATAAAGAGAAAGAGTAAGGAAATAGATGAGGCAGCAGATACAGCACACAATGAGGATTTACTCAAATAATTCATGGACATAGTTATGAGAAATATAATTATTAAGGCAAGTTCTAGTAAAATTCTTGGGCTTTTCTTTTTCATTGGTTATATCCCCCTAGTTCCAGTCTCTCTTTCTATTTTTTTAGAACAGTGTAGGTATAGTCTATTAATGTCATTATCTAAAGATAGCAAGGTACTTAAGTTTGATTTTTCTAATTTTTCCATTCTATCTGAGATACTTTTCAGGGATTGAGCGATCATTTCTTTATGGATATCTGTACTTCTTTCCCCTTGACGTTCATACTCTTCTAATTTAACTATTATAACCTTCAGATCTGTACTAATAATAGAAAATAGCTTCGTTAATGATACTAAGGAATCCGTATGTTTTTCTCCTTTTCTTACGGTAACCCAAGTTACAATGGACATACATACAATTACAAAAACATAGATTACAAAGACTAGAACCTGAGTATTCATTTCTATCATCTCCTAAAGTCTATTTTGCTTTTTCTGGGGTTGTAGGATTATACCCTAAAGATTTCTTATAAATTTCTTCTAGACTTTCACTAGATGCTTTTGCTAGAGGAATAGGAAATCCAAATACGTCTATAAGTGTTTGACTGAGTATATCTACAAAGGGACGTGCTGATTTATCACCTAGGATGATGTCCTGAACCTTTAAAATATTTTTCTTAAGTTCAGATGGGGTAACTACCAATTCAGCTTTACTGTAGTAGGATTGTACTAATTTAGTTAAGCTTAGGTTCAGTAATTCCTTTACTTTTTGAACATAGTAAGTTGAAGTATACCTATTTACCCCTGTTCCAGCCAAGATAACAGGTTTCATTTCTCCATCTCGAAGTTCTATTCCTGAATTATCCCCCAAATTTTTAATGACCCATTCATCGAGTCTTTTTAATTCTCTTCTAATTTCAAGACTTTCTATAATTAAATTTACACTCATATAAAATCACCTCAAAATTATATATATTCTACCTTTCCACAGAACTTTTTAAACTATCCCCAAAATATTTTTCTATGTAAGATTCAGAGGGTTCTTCTACGAGCTCATAACATCCCCCGTACTCATGAAAGACTATGCCTTGGTCTTCTAGGAGGAGATTCCGTTTATAGGTAATAAACTCTTCGATATCAGATATTTTATCAGTTATGAATTTAAAGATCATATTTTTACGAGTCTTAGAGCATATAATATCTCTCACTTTAAGGTGCAATTTTAGAGCCATATCTTCTTGCCATACATCTGTAGTATCATTAGGGTACAGGTATAAGTATTGTTGTAGGTAATGAATTAGCTCATGGGATATCAAGTCCCATTTATCTATATCACTATACTGATCAATAAATAAAAAATTAAATATATTTGAGGTATAGAATGCATCTGAGCTTTCAATATCAAGCATATCTCCCATGCAATCTGAGTAGACCACATATACTAATCTATCTATTTTTGAAATATCATATTTTTCTACTACTCTTATCTTATTCATTAATTTTATTATTTCTATTAGGGAATTCCTGCTTACTATTAATTTGTATAGGGCTTCACAGTTAAGTGTACGTGTCATAAGTTCCATATTACCATCTCCTAAACCCTATATATAAAAATACTACGGATACACAAAGAATTAAAGCATTAAAGTCATGAACACACTGCTCATGCCTTTACTTATATTTTTCAATCCATAGTCCTACAGGAATTTTATTATGATAGGTTATATTAAATGTAAGCCCACCTATCCCTTCTAGTTTTTCTTTTATATGAGCTCCATACTTTACAAACACTCTTTTACCCTCATTACATTTTTGAGCTATTATGGGAATGCATAGGTCTTTTGTTCCATTACATCCTTCAACACAGTGGACTATTTCATCTATCCGTTTCATGGTTTTTTCCCCTTTACGATTTGACCAGCAGTTGAACATATCCTCTTCGACTTCTCCCCCAGAGGTATTACAATATATCTTTTTGGTTTTTTTATCGTATCGAATTCTTTTACAGTCCTTAATATTACAGGCTCCCATTATCTTGTTAGGGCAAGGTATGAGAACTTCCTTAGTGGCTATGCATACTTCATCTGTATGACCACAGAACTCACTCAGATACCGTATTCCATGACATTCTAATTGGCAATTACTGTAGTATGGGCATTCCTTATCTCTATGAGTTCTCAGTATTTCCTGTAGGTTGTTTATTTCCAGTTCGAGCCGTTCTATTTTTTCTGCGGGTGTATCGATTCCATTGGAATTTTGGATAGTGACAGCGTACTTATCTCCTTTATTTCCTACTGTCAGGGTAAGAAAATTTGTACTCCCATTTTTCTTAAAGAATTCTATTAGGGATATCATGGAAAGTTTGGCAGGTTCCCCGCTAAGGGACATGTCTATGACATTTCCACCATAGTGTAACTCATGAATTTTCAGGTCTTCATTTAAATAGTCCACACAAGGTTCATTATCTGGTTTTCCATCACATTTATGAATTCTCCCACAGGTACCACAATTCATATCACTCATCCTCATATACCCCCATTTCCTCTTCATACTGTTCTTTTGTTATGGGTACTATGTACTTCTTATCTACGCCAGATACAGTAGCCATATCCTCACGTATCTCTTCTGTTATAAGGTCATGGTCAAGAGGAGCATTATGCTCAAGGGTTTGTTTAGAGTAGGCAGGAGATATTCCATCCTTACTGACTCCCACTTCTTTTTCTAGCCTAAAATAAAAGATAGAAGTATACTGTCCTTTTTCATCACTGAATTTATTTACAAATTCAATGCTGGTTATGACATCCTCACTATCTATCAATTCTTGAATACCTTCTTTATCGGTTATAATTTTCTTACTCATTCATCTATCCCCATTTCTAAATTATATTTCTACTCTTATTATATCACCCTAAATATAAAATAACAAGATAGACTCATTAATTTATACTAAATCTACCTTGTTATTAGATAGCTGCTTTAATTTAGAAATACCTGCCGTAGAGGTCTTACTAACTACCCAAGTTATCTTATTCTTGAATTTTTTGAATGTTTTTATATCCTCATCTGTTAGTTCTGGAGAAAATATTCCATCCGTGCAGAAAAACACGGTATCGAACTTTCTAAAGTCTACGGCAGTGAGTAGGGCAGTAACCGCATCGGTTCCATTAAGGAATTTAGATGTTACGGTATCTAAGTATTTATCAGATATATTACGTTTTATAACTACTCCATCTGAATTAAATAGTGCTAGGGTAAATTTGGCATCTGTAGAGATACTTTGAATATTTTTTAGGTAGTCGATATATTTTCCGAGAAAGGCATTTGTAGTAGATGAAGAGGTATCAATACAGAATAAAACTTTCCCAGATTCTCCTAAAGCTTCTGCTGGATCTCCTTCAACTTCTCTTATTTGTGCTAGGGATTCAAGTATTAGGTTTATCTTACTCATTATATATTCCTCCTATAGATTAGACTCTACTTGAATATATAAATAAAGCTCTAATACTTAATTGTACTAGAGCCATGTATTATTTCTTTTTCCCTTTGACCTTCTCAAGCATCATATCAATTACTTTTCGAATGTCCTTATTATTACCAAGTGTATTATACACACTTATCATATTCAAGAACTGCTCATTAAACCCTGTAATAAGATTTTTTGTACTGGATTCAGTATTGAAGATAGCGAACTCATTTCCAAGCAGGTTATTAATCCATACTTTTCTAAAGATTCCTTTTTTAATCAGCTCATTCATATGAGTATCAGCGGAAGTTGATCTACCCCCAAAATATCCCCTATCTTCAAATGTCAGGGTATTTTTATTTGTATCATAGCCATAGCAATCATTATCGGAAAGTAGCAATAAGCTATCGTATTTAGTTTTGGTATTATTACTATGTACCTCAATAGTGGACAGTGCTTGGTTAAGGTCTGTACCCCCCTGAGACATTGATCCAAGGATTGCCTTTGCAATATCCATTACAGGGGATTTTCTTGAGATATCCACCTTTTTGCAGTTTGTAGAAAATCCGAATAGATCAGCAGTTCCAGATTTATAGGCGATGGCAGCTAGAACAGCGGATACCTCATCTTCTTTAAGAACGGAATTTCCTGAAATATTACAGTTCATAGACCCTGATAGGTCCACTAGTATTGCGGTTACTCCTTCCACTGTTTCTGCATTTTCTACAGCAAGATCAAGAGCATCTATGAGAGCATCTTTTAATTTTCTTGTAGTCTCATCTGTTCTAAGAGTATCGACCTCCTTATATGCACTATAAAATCTGAATGGCAATAGTCTGGAGTTTTTAACTTCTTTAGGATCCCTTAATTTCTTACATACAGAGTCCACAGCTTCCTTATCGTTGAATACTCCTTTTCCATACAAAGATACTAAATTCTTTACTACATTCTGCAGGATATCTGTTGAGACAGCTTTAACTAACCCTGAGTTATCTTGAGTTTTAGTCTGACCTTTTTTAGTCAGCTCAGTTTTGATTTGAGCTTTTCCATCCCCTACTACAACGCTACCATCTTGGATAGACTTATAGAAGGCTTCAAACTCTTTATTTTTAGGTTTTGGTCTTAGTAGGCTTATGCAATCTGCTAGGGTTACATCAGCATTTTTACTAATCCCTTTAGACAACTTAAATTATCATACATTTGAATTTTTCGTTTTAATGATTCTCTAAGTTGCATAGGTAGAGATTCATTTCTCTTACCTATAATACTAATAAAATCGGAACTTCTCTTATCGAACATCACAAATTGAGTAGCCATGATGGTTATAATATCTTTAGTTCTAAGGATTAGATTATCAGCATAGTACCACAATCTATTCTTTCCTTTATCATCTGCAAAGTTTTTCCCTAAGAATCTATCATCATTAAAAGCGCATGACAAGATATTTAGAGGAAATGAAATCATATCGCAGAGTCTTCCCAATTCAGCGATTTTTAGGACGTACT